GTCATCATTCCTGACGATAGGGGCGTTAATCTGATTCATGATGGCAAGCGCGGCGCTGTTACGGCCCTGCAGCGCATCGTTGAACGTTTTATAAAGCCCTTCAACGCTTCCCTGTGCGGATTCGCTGTCACTGCCGAGCAGGCGCATTGCGCCGGACAGTTGCGAGAAATCCTTAACGCTCATTCCGGCGTTTTCGGCGGCTATCTGGAGGCTGTAGGCATCATGGGCTGCATCCGCCATACCGCCACCGAGCGCGGCTATCCCTTTACCGGCAACATAAGCCGCGCCACCGGCGAGGCCGAACTTGCCCGCCATGCCGCCTATCTTCCCGGCGTTACCGAGAAAGTTACGCAGAGGCGGAACCATATCGCCAATAAACTGGACGTTATCCTTTGCAAAGCGGCCCAGCGTCTTAAATGCCGCGTTAACGTCGTTCAGCTCGTCCTGCGTTTCCTGTCCGCCGAGTTTCAGCCCGTTTTCGGTTTCAGTCAGTTCCGGCTGTAACCCTTTTACCTGGTCGCCTATTTTTTTCAGCGCCCCGGACACCTGATCGTCGGCGCGCAGTTCAAAATCAAACGTCTGTCCGGCCATATCAGCTCGCCTCTAAACTTTTCTTAATTCGCAATCCCTGCCGTTCCCACTTCTGCAACGTCTTCCACGTCATGCGGGCCGTGTCAGACGGCCCCCACCGGAAGAAAAACGTTACATCTGCGGCGACGCGTTCCCACTCGTCCATGTCGGGAAGTACGTCAAAAAACCGAGCAGATACGCCTGCCCCTCCCGGAACTGACTGAGCGGCATTTTGCCCAGGGCAAAGAGATTAACGCCGGACAGTTCCGCCATCAGGCTGAGCATGGCCGCCCGCTCGGTTTTCACCTCTTTGTCGTCATAGAACTTGCAGACCTCCGCAAACGTCGGCTCACGCAATGGCACGGTTTCCCATGCTTCGCGCCCGTTCAGGGTGCTGATCTGCTTATCCAGCTGAATGACATATTCCGGGGCCGGCTCCGCGTGCGGTTCCGGGACCGCGTTGAGGAACGAAACCAGATACGCCTGGCCGCGCCGCTGTACGCTGATTGGCAGGGCATCAACAGCGGTCCGTTTGGCCCCGCTGATTCTGGCAATCAGTTCTCCCATCGCGTTGTGAGGGCTGGTCTTATCCGACAGCGTGTAAAAGTCGTCGGCTTCGTGCTGCATAGGTTCACGCAGCGGCATCGGCCCCGAGGGGCCGAACTGAGCATCAAAAATCTGGTCCATCCGTTAGTTCTCCGACACGTCGTCGCTTTCAAACGTGACGCTAAATACCGCGTCTTCGCTTTCGACTTCCTGCGCATCGGTGGTCCACATCCCCGAACCGATGATGATCTTGCCGTTCGCCAGCGTGGCCGTGACCGTGACGTTGGTCATGTCGTTAAAATCGGACACGCTGGTGCCGCCGCTGTCGCGCACGTCCATAGAAATCAGCCCGGAAATCGGGGTTTCTTTATAGCCGTGTACGCGGTCCATGCCGGTCAGCGTTTCACGCTTCACCTTTGACGGACGGTATTTAAATTTACCGGCGACCATAATGGTCATGCCGTCGACCACGACGTTGGCCGTACCCGCAATGCGGTTACTGGTATCACCCATGATTTATCGCCTTATTAAGAAGCCGCTTTTAAACGGAACTGGTTGAGCAGCGCAAACACACGCAGCTGGTTGATGAGGGTTCCCGGCCACAGCACATCGACGCGGTTAACGTTGGTGCTGTTCTGTTCAACAATCAGGCCCGCCGCAAAGCTCTTCGAATCCTGAACAAAGCCGTTTTTCTCCAGCGCCTTGTACTGCGCAATCAGCTCAGCCTTGATGGTGCTCGGTGTGACGATCGCAGAACCGGGCGCAAAGCGTGTGCCGTCGGCGGCCAGCTTCATGCGCGGAAACTTGCTGGTGATGGCTGAGCGTAGATAGCGCGTGACGTACATCAGCAGAAACAGCGTTTCGATCTCGAGATAAGAATCATCGGCGTCGCCGTAGCTGTTCGTCTGGTACGTGGTGATCACGTTCTCCAGCGTCACGGTGTCATCGTCTGCGACGACGACGGTGGAAATGCCGCTGTAGAGCAGGTTGTTACGCTCCGGCAGGTCAAAGCGTGACGGAAGTGGCGGGGCAAGCACGCCGGAAACGGTCAGCGTCTGCAACGGACGGCCTGGGTCATTACGCAGGCTGACAGCGGCAGAACCGTAAACGGCGGCGGCCCATACCCACGGCGGGGTCGGTGAGTCGTACACGCCAATAAGGGACGCGTGCTGGTCGTTGCGGGCTTCACCTGCAGCAGTCAGTTCGCCATAGGTTCCACTGATAACGCCGAGCGCGTGGCCGTACAGCTGCGAGGCGTAGCTCCAGCGGCCAGTGGCATCGGACAGCCACAGCTTCACCGCATTAAGCGACGTGGAATCGGTGTAAGGGTTGATGATGAAGTCCGCGCCCTTGTCACCGTAGTTCGCCAGCGCGTCATCAAGCGCAGGCGTCCCGCTTCCGCCGCTCATGGCGGTAATGGTGACGGCCAGACCGGTCGGCGTGGCTTCACCGGCAGCCGTTCCGCCGTAGTTCAGGCGAACATCAATCAGGTTGCCGTGTGCGCCTTTGTTTTTGGCCGTCAGCGTTACCACGCCGTCCACCGCCGCCGCTTTTACCGGCAGGCGAGTCGTGGCGTTGATTTCGGCGGCCAGCGCAGTCGCCACGGTGGCAATCGCGTCGGTGTTCAGCGCCGCAATCTGTACGCGCTCACCGGCGATATAAACCGACAGGGTGCCGGATGCGGTGGCCGGGCTGGTCACGGTGATTTTACCGGTGGCCGGTACGGTCGCTTTGCCATCGGCCAGCGGCAGAATGTAGATTTTTCCCGCGGTATCGTTTTTCAGATACGCCGCCATCATGGTATGCACCATCGAACCGTAGCCACACAGGCCGCCGACCGTAGACACGGATGATGCGAGGAACGGCACGCCCGGCGTCTGCAGCGCGGTGTCCAGCTGCTGGCCGATAATCAGGGTGATTTGGGTGGCCGTGGCCGAGTTGGCCATCGAGTTATTCATTTCCGCGAAAAAGAGCGGCGTGCGCAGTTTGCTCGGCACGTGATCAAATGCAATGGTCATCAGCTGGTCGCCTCGGTGGTTGCGTTCGCTGCCGGTGTGCCTGCGTCGCCGGTGGCGGCAATGGCTTTAACGGTGCTTTTCGCGGGGGTGGCTGCTTCGGCGACGTCGGTGGCTTCCACCACATCGCCATCGCGCAGACGGCGACGCCAGAACGCATCGAGCGTTACCTCGGCCCCGTCTGCGGGTAAAAGGGTGCGTTTAACCGGGTCGCGCACGGCGCGACCTTCTGCGGGTTTCAGTTTCATGGGGTTGGTTCTCGGTTATTGCGGAAGGTCGGCGTTAAAGCCCGGCTGTGTGGTGCCGTCCGGCTGCTGGATAGTCACGTCAACGCCCTGAAGCGGCACGCCCTCGACCGGGTAGAAATCCTCCGGCCCCTGGTAATATTCCGCGTCGATTTCATAGGTCAGCTGGCCGATGTGGCCATCGCCGCCTGCGTCCACCTGAATGGCCGATCGGATGTGCCGGAACTGCTGGATCGCAAAGGTCAGGTCGTAGCTGTTAATGACTGCCCGCTCTACCTGTTCACGCAGGGTTTCCAGCGCCGTTTCAGCCTGCATCGCGCCGTCATTGGTTTCGCTGTCGAATGCTTCGACGCGACCGGTAATGCGGATGGTCGCCACGCTGTTAAACTGCGGCGCATTGCGGCCCAATGACTGCTTTTCATCAAACGGTGTCTGAACCAGTAACGAGGGGTAATCCTCGCTGCGGGTTGACCAGTCACGCGGGGAATACACGCGATCGCCTGCGTCGGTCTTCGCCACAATCAGCGCCTTAACGACCAGCTCGCGTATCTTTGCTGCGTTCATGTTTTCACCCTGTTTAAAACCAGCTTGTGACCGCCGTGGCTGTCTGGCTGAGCATCGGCCACCACAAAAACGGTGCTGATTTTCGTCACAAACAGCCGGTCGCCCTGTACCGGCAGCGCACGCCCTGCGGCGATAAACTCCCCGTCACGCACGCCTAAAACAGCGTGCGTGGTGTTAATGCCCGGGTCGTCAGCGTCGAGGGGTTCCACTTCCTGCGTATAGGGCCGGTCAAAAATGCCGGAAATGTCGAAAGCCGCCCCGCGTGCGGGCCGGTAGTTGACGGGTTCGCCAAATACCGCCTGCAGCGGGGACAGCAGTTCGCTATCCCAATCAACGCTCATGGGGGGTTACTCCTGCTTTAATGCCACGCCGCCGGACACGGTGACTTTTACGCCCTGGCTGGCCTGTGCGATTTCGTGCAGCTCGTCCAGGTAATCGACAAAGCCGATCTCTTTCAGGCGTTCGGCATCGTCACGCGGCAGCGTCACCAGCGCTGTCGCGCCGTGCGTTTTGCCCTCGTGCCTGACCGTGCGTTTAGCGCGCACAACGACCTCAACCGTTTCGGCTAAGTCAGTGCTTTCGGGGTCTTCGGAAGGATTGAGCGCCGCAACGACCTCAACCGTTTTGGCTAAGTCAGTGCTTTCGGGGTCTTCGGAAGGATTGAGCGCCGCAACGGCAGAATCCGCGCCGGATTCGCTGTTTGCGGCGATTTCCGGCGCTTGCCCTACTGCTGGCGCATTGGTTTCAGGCAACGCCGCAGCGTCGCTCTGAGCGGCATTCTCTGCCGCTGGTTTCTGCGTTCTCGGTGCCATGCGTTACACCACTGTTGCGCACAGGGCGGCGTTAACACGGCTCGGGATAACGATCGGGGCTGACTGCATCAGCAGGAAGCGCTGGGCCGGGTCTTCCTGTACCCACGTTTTCGGTGCGAAGGCCATCGGGCCATAGTTAAAGGCCGGGTCCAGAATTGCGCCGAATGCGCGGGTGCCTTGCAGCTGCGGACCGGAAATGATGATCGAACCGTCGGCCAGCATCGGCTGCTCCACGCCGTTCTCATCAATGAACCAGTCGTTATAAAGCCACAGGTCCAGCTGACCCCAGCGGCCTTTGTAGACCGCACCCAGCGGAACCTCAGTACCCGGGTTAATCTGGTTGCCGTATGGTCCCTGCGCCGGGAAGACAATCGCGCCTTTTAGCGAGGTGTCGAGCACGAACCCATCCCACGCGGAGGAGGAAAACACCACGTCGGTCGCCACCGAACCTGAATACTTCAGAATGGTTTTAACGAACTCGTTAATGTGCGAGGTCGGTTTGGTGTAAGACACGCCATCGGCCAGTGTTTTGAGCCACTTATCGGAACCGGACAGCGCAACGGTCAGGTTGCTGTTACGGCCAAAATCGACGACGGTGGTTTCATAACCTTCACCGGAAATTTTTACCGTGCCGGTGCTCAGCGCGCTGGCCCCCATCCACTCAAGGCGACGGTTGAGAATGTCCACCTGATCGGCCATTTCGAACATCATGTTCAGCTGTTCGCGTTCTGCGGCGGTGTACTCACCGCCAATACGCTCGCCAATCTGGCGGCGAATCGGTTTGCGCAGGTCCGGGACGCGCTTGTCTTTGATGTAAGCAGGCTTAAAGACGTTGGTCTGCATACGACGCGATTCGACCAGCTTGCCCGCGACAAGCGGTGACACGAACGGGGCCATACGGCGCTGGCCGACGTCCACATCGATGGCGACTTCTTCGGTGTCACTGGTAACGATGTTCGGGAAGAACTTATCCAGCAGCCAGTTCTGCGACGTCATCAGGTTCGGAACGATGCCGACCAGCGCGGTGGTGTTAAAAATGTTCTGGGTCATAAATTTCTCGCTACGCCCGCCAGCTGGCGGGCAAATTTTGGACGTGCGAATCCCTGCCCGGTTAAGGGCATAAATTCACGATTCAGGATTTAACGCGGGGTGTTAAACGCCGGGGCCGGTAATGCTGTCCTGGAGGAAAATCGACTTATCGCGCAGCGCGTCGGCGAGGTCGTCAATCGTCCAGCTGTCATCGAACGTAACGCGGTTCTGGTTAAAGCCGCCCATCAGGTAAACGCCTGCGCTTAGCGCGCCTGCCGTGGTGTCCACGTCATCGACCAGAATAGCGGTCGGGGTCTGCGTGCCATCGACAGCGGTGCGCACGCTCAGCGTGTACTCATTCGACGCGGGCGAAACCGTAACGGTGAAGGCATCCCCGGCCACAAAGGCGGTCGCGCCTGCGGTGATGGTCAGGTTCAGCTGATTGCCGCTAAACGGCTGGCCCACGGTCACGGTGCCAGCAGCATCGCCGGTCGGGTCCGTCAGCGTGAACTTATCAGCGGCGGTCGCTTTGAGCGTATACACGCCCGTCTCTGCCGCACTGCCGACGCTCAGCTTGCCGATTGTGCCGTTGCCGGTGCCGGTGGCCGCACTGGCGATCGCGCTTTTCAGCGAGGCGCGCCCCAGCACGGTTCCGCGCTTGTAAACCTGACCGGCACCGATAACCACGGTTTTAGTGACAAGCTGGAGGTTGCCCGCAATCAGCTGATCCGGGATGAAAGTATCCTGCCGTGCATACGGCTGCCAGGCGTTCTGGCCGTACTGATTAACGGTCATTATTTAATGCCCTTATGCTTGTTGTAGAGAGAAACCGCAGCGCTAACGGTCGCGTTTTTACCGGTCGCTGGCGGCGCATCGTGGCCGACGTTGTGGCGCGGCACGTTCGCCATGCGTTCGTCGAGTGACATACGCCCGCCGGTCGGCTTGCCGCCGGGTTCCGGCAGGCCCATCGTCGCGATGTTCAGCTGCGCAATGGCCGATTTTGCCGTCAGGCTGGTATTGCAGGCGATATAGGCAGCGAGGTCAGGACGCGCGGCAGCGGCTTTGCAGCTCATGATCGCGTTGATGCGCTTTTTCTCCATGCGGCGACCTTTGGCAACGCTGGCACCGGCGGCGTCATCGTCATCGTCTTCGGCCTTTTTACCTTTGGCTTTTTTGGCTTTACGCGCCTTGCGCTCTTCTTCGTCATCGGCGTCGTCATCCGCGTCCGCATCATCATCCGCGTCGGCGTCATCTTCGTCGTCATCGGCATCAGCGTCGTCATCGGCGTCCGCATCATCATCCGCGTCAGCGTCGTCTTCGTCTTCTTCCGCGCGGCGGGCTTTGGCTTTCTTCGCCTTTTCGTCCTCTTCTTCGGACGCTTTGGCTTTCTTGCCGGTCAGAAGGTGAGCAAAGGGGTTAATAAATTTCGGCATTTCATTCTCCGGTTAAGTCGATTAATTCAAGGAACGCCGCATCCGGCGAGGCCACAGCATCAGCCAGTCCCAGCTCAACGCCTTCCGCCGCGATAAACGTGGCGGCCTGCGTAGCGCGGATGGCTTTTTCCGACAGGCCGCGATTGCGGGCAACGGTACTCACAAACAGCGCGCCCATCGTGTCTACGTCCTGCTGGATAGCCGCGCGGGCCTGTTCGCTCAGTTTCTGATAGGGGTTTGACTCAGCTTTGCGATCGCCGAATCGGATGATCGAGACGGATAATCCGTCGTCTTTAATTTTCTGCGTCCAGTCAACGTGCATCACAATGACGCCAATTGACCCGACGCCGCCGGTGCGGGGTACAACAATGCGGTCGGCAGCGCTGGCGATGGCGTAGGCCGCTGAATAGGCCGATTCATTCAGCACGGACCAGACCGGTTTAGTGCCGCGCGCCCGGTAAATAAAATCTGCCAGGTCAAAGCAGCCCGCCACCTCGCCGCCCGGCGAGTCGATGTTAAGCAGAATGGCTTTTACGCTGTCATCATTGAGCGCGGACATAAATGCCTGGCGGATGCCGTCATAGCCGGTCATGCCGCTGTAGGGCCGCAGGCGGCCCGACTTCTGCACCAGTGTCCCCTCAATGCTGATAACGGCCACCGGCCCGGCTTTGTCGTAGCCCGGGTCCCGGTCGCGTGCCTTGCGGCTGAAACTCTCGCGATCGTCCTCGTCCCACATCATCGCGGGTGAGTTGATACGCGTAATGCCAAACCGTTCGGACAGCGCCGCCATCACGACTTCGGCTTTCAGCGGGTGAAGCGCAAGCGGCGTATTAAACAGCCGTTGCGCCAAGAGGGGCAGATTCACTATTTTTCCTCCGGGTCTTTAATGGTTTCGCTGGCCGCTTCGCCTTGCAGATACTCCGGCAGAGACAGTCCGCGCGACTCAAAGCGTTTTTGCTCGATGGCGCGCTGGTCGATAACCTCTTCCCAATCCTCACCCTCGCTGTCGCCGACCTCTTTCTCAAGCGTGGACATACCCGCATCCAGACCGAGGATCGCGCCTTTTTTCTCGGCAACGGGATCGACCCATCCGCGACCCGGCCCCATCCATTTGGCCTGGCTGTAGGCGGTGCGCGCTTCGACAAATTCCGGTGCGCCAGCTGGCAGCGGAACGCCGCCGAGGGAATGAACTTCTTCAACAAAGCAGGACGCGATAGGCCCAGCCGTGCCGGTGGCAAAATCATGACGGCGACGGCTAAGCGTCTTCCATGCTTCGAGCATGGCGGCGCGGGCAGATGAGTAGTTAACGTCTGACCAGTCCTGTGTAACCTGCTGCGTGGACAGGCCGGTCGCGGCAGTCACGTTGCGCAGAACGGCAGACTCAAACGCCGCAAAATTGCTGTTCGGGCGCGCGGCGGTAACTGTGTTGATTTTCTCACCCGGGAACATGATCGGAAGTCCGACGCCGTTCTGCAGCGTCAGGCGGCGGTCTTCGTGAAAGCCGATCCGTTCTTCCTGATACACGCCGAGTCCGTCACTACCGGTCAGCCCTTCCTCCACCATTGCCGGGTCGTAGGGTGATTCGATAAACGCACCAAACACCGCATTCAGGATCGCCGCTTCGACCTCGCTTTCGTCGTACTTAATCAGCATTTTCAGGCGCTGAATAATCGGGGTGAAAATGCCGCTGCCGCGATGCTGTCCCGCACGGTCGCTGTCAAAGTCATGAATGACAATCGGGCGACCCCACGACGTTTCGCGCGGTATGCGATCCCACGTCATCGTTTTTTCACCGCTCCACCAGTCGCCCTGATGCGCTTTGCGGATGTGATACGCAACCGGCGAGCCGCTGTAATCCAGCTCCACGCCGCCGCGAATATTCGCCATGTCGTAAACCTGCTGCGGATTGCTCAGCCGGTCCGGGTCAATCAGCTGGACAGCGGTCGCGAACTGCGCACGGCCATAACCCAGGCGGCTGGTGTCGTAGTGCATCAGCACCAGATTGTCGCCATCTATCAGCTTGTGACGCAGACCAATACGCAGCAGCTGCGAAACGGTGTGCTTGCGCTCGAAATCGCACCAGCGCCCGACGTCGTTCGCCCACGTTCGCCACATTGCATTCATGTAGCGCGCATACTCGTCGGCCCACTCCGCATCAAAACCCTTGATGCCGGTAATCATCTGTAAATAGCGATAGTCAGGCTTAAAAATGGGCCGGTAAATTGCCCCGACCGCGTTATCCAGAATGCGGGTAACGGCACCGGCAGCCCATCCGTCATTGCGGACCAGATCGCGGGAACGCGACACGATGCGGTCGCGGTAAATATTGATTTCGTTATCGGGTGACCACAGCGTCGGCTGCCAGCCGCCCAGCTGGTCGCTGAACGAATCGGCGGCGTCGTAGGGAACGCGCCCGGAACCGCCCAGCGCTTTATATTCTGGCCGGGACGGCGGCAGCGGTTGCCCGTTAGCGCCGAGGATACGGACGTCGTTCTTTTTCATCAGTAACGGAACCTCACCATTCGGCGGCGGCCACCCTGTCCGAGGGCGCGCTGCAGCTGCATAATAAATTGCGTCAGCTGTTCCACGCTGGTCGGCTGGTAGGCCACCGAGCGCGTGCCGTCGCCCTGCGTATAACTGAACGAAACGCCCTTTTTTCCCATCGACAGCTCAGCGTATGCTTGCTGCGCGCTGGTCAGCATCGACTGCAAAACGGCGCGGGACATCCCGGCAAGGATGCCGCTATTAAGTGGTTGCATGGATTAGCCCTTATGTCGGTAATCGACGTGCTCGCCGTTTGTGCGGCGCGGTATTTTGTGGCGATTCAGGGATGATCACGCCGGGCCGCTGAAAGTCTGGCTTTTTCTCTTCAACGACAACCGGCGGCGCGATCAGCTTGTCCGGGTTGTCTTCGATAGAATCGGCCAGCCTGTTCAGTTTCAGGCCCTGATGCGTCAGGCCCATCAGTGCAGCGTAGTTATATACGCAGCAGTCCAGCGCCTCGTTCGCGCGGCCTGCGCGCAGCTCCCACACGCGAAAGCTGAACCCGCCAGATGTTTTCTTAACGGACCGTTCGGCCATCAGCTGGCTGAAGTAATTCAGGTCGCGATCGTGCGGGAAGTGCATATAACCCGGCTGGCGCTCACCCGGTGCAGGTGCGTCCAGGTGAAGGCGGTTTCGGATCACGTCTTTGGCAGCGTTGACGCCGATAATGACGGGCCGGTAAGTGGCCTTGCTGCGCGACGTAGGCTTTTTGGTCGGCCAGACCGGCGATCGTGCGCCGCTGCGTGCTGATTCGCCCTTAATCGCCCATATGCGCCGCCCGATGCGCGCTTTGGCAAACTGGTAAACGGATTCGGTGTGGTGGCCGCCCGAGTCGATACAGGCCGCCATAATGCTGAACCCCCGACCGTCTGCCCTGCGCCATACCTGCTGAAGATAAGCGTCGAGGCGGTCCCACGGTTCCGGCGTGTCTAAGTCACCCTCGATCACGTCGTAGGCGATTGACCAGCGTTCCTCACTGCGACCCCATCCGGCGATTTCCACCTCAAGGCGGCCATCCTGCGTATCTATCCCGGCAGTCAGCAGCGCTACACCGTCAGGCACTTCGGCGCTGTAAACCTCGCAGCGCTCAAGTAACGATTTTTCATTCAGCGACTTGTCGCCGAAATCCTCATAAGGCAGGCCGAGGGTGGTGTTAATAAACGTCTGACGCATCACCGGGTCGTCTTTAACGATCAGCCATTCCTCAACCAGCTTATGCCAGGCGGCATTCGGGAAGAGGCTGTACGCTGTCCAGACGTGAAAACCGGCATGGCCCTTAAATGGCCGGGTGGCGCGCCATTCGCCTTTCGCCACCATCAGCGGCAGGTCGCTATGCTTGATCACACAGGCATTATGACGGCAGGCGTAGTAAACCGTTTCCGGCAGACTCTGCCCGTCTTCGTCGCGCTCCCATTTCATGCCGTAGGCCGAATTGCGATCGCCCCACTCCAGAACCTGAAACTCGCCGCAGTGCGGACACGGCACGAAGTAGTAACGCTGGTCGCTGTCGTTGAATGACTTCTCGACGCGGCTGATGCCCTTAACGGTTGGCGTTGACCCGATCCCGATTTTGCGGTTCCAGAACGTTTCCGAACGCTTTTTACCGAGCGCTATCTGGTCGCCTTCGTTACCGGCACCGGATGCGGGATAGCCGTCCACCTCATCAAACAGAATGATGCGACAGGTGATACGGCGAAAACCGCCCGGGCTGTTGGCACCGACCAGCGTCAGGTTTGCGCCGTTGGTAAACGAACGCTTTAAAATCGTCTGGTTGGTGTCTTTGGCTTTTGCTCCGCCGACTAAGCAGGACAGTACCGGCGTGTCGCGCAGCATCGGCGCGATTTCGGTTTTGCTGTAGTCTTCGGCGTCAGTCTCACGCGGCTGGATAGCCAGAATGGGCGACGGGTCATGCGCGATGTAATACCCGATAACGTGATCGAGGATTTTTGTATAACCGACGCGCGCCGACTTCATCACGGTGATTGTCTCTACCGTGGGGTCGGTAAAGGCATCCATGATGCCGTCCTGATACGCGAACGAGCGGAACCGGCCTGACTGTGAAGATGTCTCTTTCGACATCATCGCGTATTTGTTCGCCCACTCACTCAGGCGCAGCGGCTCAGGTGGTGCAAGCGCACGCCTGATACCTGTCAGACGTCCTTTGAAATTCTGCCAGGCTGACGGCTTAGCCGTTCCCGGGGTCTGGTGGCTTGCTTCCATCGGCGCTTAATTCCTCCATTGCTTCATAAATCACGCTTTGCAGTGCGGCCACGAATTCCGTGTCGGTACTGGTCAGGGCAAGCAAACGAAGGCGGGGGCCATGTTCAGGCGCAAGGGCGACAAGTCGCGTCCTCATGCGCGCATATTCATCAGCCACCGCTTGCAGCATGTCTTCAAAGGGAAGCAGCCGCCCGGCTTTCTGTTCAAACTCCAGCTGGGTCAGCTTTGCGTGAAAGTTGGCTTTGACGGTGCGCGCTTCATCGAACGTCAGCGACACGCCAAATTCTTTAGTAATGCGTTCAACTAACTGGCTGGCGGCGTCGTCTCCGTCGTCGCCGTCACCACTTCCAGATCGCCCGGGCCTGTTACCCGAATCTGGATCGTCAGCGTTACCACGGTCGCGGATGATTTCTTTTTTTTTTCGGGTTGGGTAACAGTTTTACGGTGCATCTCGATGTTGGCGTTTGACGCCTCGACATTCACCTCGTCACCCTCCAGAACCAGCCAGCCGCGCGACTTCCACATCGTGACCGTCTTGCGGCTCACGCCGTGGAGTTTTGCAAATTCAGCCTGATTCATCTGGTTGTTACCTGTTACCTGTTACCCGAATTTTCAAAAAGTTTTAGCTAGTGAAAGAACGCGGCGCGCAATGCCCGTGATCTATATATGCTCAGGAGGGACCCAAAACCGATGGGGTATCCTGCCGTGTGTCCGTGGTCACACGCTGCCGCGCCTTTGTGAAGGCGTAGATGTGCGCACCGGTGAACGTTGCCTGACGCTGCGCCAGCAGGTTCATAAACTGGCCCTCGTCGGGGAATCGGGCGTGAACCGCATCAGCGCATTGCGCTTCATCGGCAACCACGTACACAGGAAAAGCGTGGCGGGTGATCCAGTGCTGATGGCGTGGCATCCACGCATTAAGTACGTGCTTGTCCGTCAGGTTCAGCGCCTTTTTGACCGCATCAGCTGCAATGCCATCAGGCACGATAATCGCTGCATCAGTGCCGCGCTGGCGCAGCTCATCAAAGAGGCGCACAGCCTGAATCAGCACGCTGTCGGCCTGTACGGGGATTCGGGTTGCTCTGGTCATGGTTCGATCTCGCTGGCCGGTCAGGTTAATCGTGTGTCCGTGGTCACACGCTGTAACGGGGGATAATGTCGTAATGCTCGCTGACGATTTCATCCAGCGCGGTTGCCGCTGCGGCTGCCATTTCAACAAGCAGCGGTTCGCCTGCCGAACGCAGCTCATCAACGGTAATCATCCTGTCCACGCTGCCGAGCGGGTTGCCGTTCTCATCGGTCGCGGTCAGATGAATAAAGACCGTGGCGGGGCGTTGCTTGTCTGTCATGGCTTGTCCGTGTGTGGAAAGCCCACGCGTGAGTCGCCACACGGCAGCGTGCCGGGACGGTCAGAGGCGGGGGCATGTTTAAGAGCGTGCGACAGTGGTCACACGCGATAACAGCGCGGGCTGTCTATGCGAAGCCCGTCATCGAGATAAATCACCTGAATCGGGATTTCATGGCTGACCGTTCCGCCTGCGCGCCGGATGGCGGCAGCGCAGTCGTCCAGCGTCCGGTTTCGCGCCAGCTGTGAAGCACCGCGCCCTTTCCGCAGGTCAGCGGGCGTCACCTCTTCATGTGCGGGTAAAATGACGTGCATGGGATCACCTATCGCGCGCTCGCCATCGCGGCGGCCATTGCGCGGCTTAATTCTGTCTGCATCAGGTTCGCGGCCATCGCCTGCGCCCTGTCCATGTAGCCGAGGACCGGCTTCACCGGCAGCGCGTCACCGAACCGGACCAGCAGTTTCGGGGCAGTCTTTTTCAGGCGCGGCTGACGCGTGCCGTTCTGCGAACGCTTGCGGCGCTTCGCGTTCTTTTTGCCCTTCGTGGCCTTCTTGCGCTGCCAGACGCCGTTAACGCCGTCAATCTCTCCCACGAACACATCCGGCTTTGCCTTCAGCTGCGCCATCTTGTTGCGCGTTAGGTTGCCGTATTTGTTCAGCTTGATATTTTTCGGATTTAAAAGCGCCTGGCTGTTCAGCTTATGATCACCGCCGAACTCGAACGGCTCCAGATAGCTGGCCGCAACGTCGCGGACAAAAACCTTTGCCACCAGATTGTCGCGGCGCGCACCAACTGACCCGACCGCGTTCACGGTGAACGGCGTCGGATTCTCCAGCTTGCGGGACAGCGCGGTCTTTTCAGCGGCCTGAATCTTGCGGGCCGTACTGGTCAGCGCCTGCGCCGTGGCAAAAGGGATCTGCTTTTTCAGCTTTTGCAGATGGCCGGAAAGCTCCCGGATATTCGCCATAATCCCTCCTGTGTGACCACGGACACACGATACAAGGCACACTAAAAAGCGCCCCGCAGGGCGCTTTATGGTGTTACTTGATGTGATGTACTGAAATGCCGTTTTCGTTGAGTACGTCAGCCTCGTCACCGGCATAAAGGAACTGGTAATTCGTGCCGCTGACTTCCGGCGCTTCACGGCCCGCAATGTCAGTAATCAGGACGGCGATTGGCTGGCCTTTCGCGTCCGGGCGCGGAATGTTCAGGACCGTTTCTTCGCTAAGCTGATAGCCTTCGCCATCAAACGTTTCCGGGAACATCTGAACCGCATCAAGCGGACCTCCCGGGGCGCTGGTCATACCCATGACGCTTTGATAAACCTCGCTGCCTACAGGTCCAATAGTGACCTCTGGCGACTGGCTGATGAAGATAGAACCGGCGGTTTTCAGTTTGATGGTTAGCAGTGGCATAGGTTTCTGACTCAGTGAAAACGACAATAAAAAGCCCGCCATCGGCGGGCCTGTTCAGCGGCTTATCAGGCCAGTTTTTTCGCGAAGGCGACCGACTCGTCCCAGACGTGTCCGACCTCAACTTTCGCGTAGGTCAGCACATCTTTAAGCGAGGCCAGTACAGCGGCCACGCGGGCCTCCACCGCAGCGGCCAGCGCAGCCGCATCATCAGTGGTTTCATCTGCGGGAACCACGTCGGGCGCGGCAGTGACAGGCGCGACGGCCACAGGAACGGCAGCAGCAGAAGCAATAGCAGCGGCAGCAACGGATGCGGCAGCATCAGCAACAGCGCCAGAATCCACAGCGCCGGTGGCAGTAGCTGGCGCAGTTGCGGGGGAAGCGTCAGCCGCGCCAGCGGTTGCAGCCAGGGTAGTTTCAGACACATTTGTCTCCTTAGTGCGGGTAAAAATGGCTTTCAGCCATGCGATGAAGTCTTTCACGTTTGCCCCTCGGTAATGGCATTAGCGAGCCAGCCGGGTGACTGGCTCGGTGATGGCTTTACCAGCTGCTGTCGCTGCCTGAACTGCTGCTGCCGCTGTCATAGCTGCCGCTGTCATGGCTGCTGTGATGCGAACCGCTGTAGTCGTGGCTGCTGTGACCGTGGTGGCCGTGTGACGTACTCCCGCCGATATTGTCGCCGCTGCCGTGATGAACCTGCGTAACGTGATGACGCGGCCCGCTGTCTGACAGGTCCCGCGCCATCTGCTGCGCAATCAGCTGCATCGTAAAACCCTGCGCCACGCTGTCGCTGGTTTCAGGCTGCGGTGTCGCTTTGCCGTCGGCGTAATAGCTCAGTTGCTTTCTTGCACCGGCAAGCCCGCCCGTCTGCACTTTGTCGCGCAGCTGTGCGCGGCGTTCGGCGGCTTTTTTCTGCTTACGCTCACGTAACCATCTGAACATCGTGATACCTCCGCGCCTTAACGGCGTCCGAAACTGCGGCTGGCGTGGAACGCGGAACGCGCGCCACTGCTGAAGCTGCTGCGGCTGATGGTGCTGCTGCGGCTGCTGGTAAAACTGCTGGTTCTCGTGGCCGTGCTGGTACTGGCCGTCGGCGAGCGTGAAAACCATGACCGCTTAACCGGCTGTGTGGGTGCGGGTGTGGCCGCTGGCGCGCTGGTGGTGTGATAATGGTTATTCACAACCTGCGAACTGGTGTGACCGCCGCCGTAACCGCCGCCACCTCCACCGCCGCCACTACCGGCCATCATGTGACCGAACATCATGCCGGTCAGCAAATCGCTGCTGCTGTCATGCTCACGCACAACCGTCGGCGACTGAACGTAAACCGGCGCGGGCGCGGGGGCCTGTACAACCGGCGCAGCGACCTGCGCGACCTGCTGGCAGGCCGGAACGGTACAGACCTGTTGCAGCTGCGCCACGGTCTGCGACAGCTGCGTAATCTGCTGCTGTTGCGCCTGAATCACGTCTTCTTTCTGGTCGCAGCCGCACAGGGCAAAAGCGCCCAGCACGGCCAGCGCGACAAGGATCGAACTCTTTTTCACGTTTTGATTTCCGTTCAGATAATCGGTCAGGGGGATGGCGTGGCGACGCTGCCGGTCCGCTGCGCGTCTTCTGCGCGGATTTTTTCCAGCTGGTCGTTTGCCTTGTCGATGGCGGTCAGCAGTGGATCAATCCACATAACCGCCTGGCAGTACGTCAGGGTGCTGGCGGCAGCGGGGCCAGTACCGGCGCGGTCAGCGTCGGCGACAGCGCCGGACATTGCGCGGGAACGTAGACGGTGCGTGTAGCCGAGCAGCCCGTCAGCAACAGCAGCAGGGACAGGCAGATCGCACGTCGGCACGTTCTCTTTTTTAAGGATGGTGCGGTATTCAATGACCTTCTCCTCGCTATCGCTGGCTATCTGCGTGCCGTACTGCTGCGACGCGGCGGCCAGCTGGTTAAACTTCTGAAACGTCAGAGACTGCGTGGCGATGGTCTGCGTCTGCAGCGTGTTGTCGCTGGTCAGCTGGCTGACCTTGCCTTTTTCGGTGATGGCGCTGGCGTGATAGTGAAAAACCAGCCAGCCCAGCGCGCCGACAATCAGCAGCAGAACGCCAGCCAGCGCGGCTACAATGCCTGTTTTCATTTCACCCCCCACATGCACACGTCGCGCTCAATCTCGCGCCGGTTCATTAGTCCTTTCCACTGCTTGCCCCCTGCATAAATCCATCGTCGCAGCTGGTCACACGCGCCCGCTGTATCGCCCGCGTTCAGGTGACGCAGCAGGGAAGATTTTTTAAAGCTGGCGGGGCCGACGTTGTAAGCAAACGAGTAAAGTGCGGCGCGGGTCGTATCGGGGATTGGCTGGATAATGAAGGGGTCAATCTGCGCCGCGACGTTGTTTAAATCTTTTTCGAGCAGAAACCGGCATTCCTGTTCTGTGTACGTTTTACCCGGCACAATATCGCTGCCGGTGTGGCCGTTACAGACAGTCAGCACGCCTACAACATCGCGGTACGGCTTCGCGGCTAAACCTTCCAGCCCGTCGCCGCCGGTCAGCATGGCGGAGGCTATCGCCACCGCGCCAGCGCCCAGCGTGGCAATCACGCGCAGTTTCATCCGGGCGGGAATTGCCATGATTAGTCTTCCTTCGGCAGACGATAGCCGCGCTTGATGGCCCACACTTTGATCACGACGTTGGTGATATAGGTCAGGCCCGCGAATGCGAGGCTTCCCAGCACGCCGACGACCGCCCACTGATCCGGCGTCATCGCCGTCGTCAGCTTGTAGAACCAGTAACCGGAACTGCCGTAGGCCGTCCCGTATGCGGTAGCGTTGGCTACCGTGGTGATTTTATCCATGCTCATGATCTCCTCCCCACGATAGCCGTGCGGCGGTTACGTGCGACTGTGGTCACACAGAAGAAATGGCGTCCGGCGCTTATCTCCGGCTGTCGCTTTCGCGCAGGCCAGCTCTACAGCACGCCATAATCGGGAAGCGTGTGACCGTGGTCACACGCAGGTTAACGGGGTCAGGTTGCTGACCGGCTCAGTCAGCCCGGTCGGGTACAGTTCGCGATGTACGGCTTCGACTTCGCCCACTGTCTGCCGGAATCTTTCGGGGTCACGTTCCACGCCGGTCACGCGGCGACCCAGCCTGATGGCGGCTTTAAGAAACGAACCGGAACCCATGAAGAAGTCGGCCAGCACGTCACCCGGGCGGCTGCTGGCGTTGATGATGTCAATCATCATTGCGGCGGGCTTTTCGCACGGGTGCTTGCCGGGATAACCCTGAACGACCGGATAGGTCCAGACGTCGAGGAACGGCACGGCTTTAGTAACGGTAAACACACGGCGGGCGGCTTCGCCCTCACTGCGGCGCTGGTTCAGCGCGTCAGACAGCTGCGCGTAACGCGCCTGTAACGCGTCATACGGCATCGGCAGGCCCGGGTGGTCGTAACCCTCAGCCTTACGCGTAAACAGCGCCTGTAACTGCGCGTACTGCGCAGGCTTTGGCAGCTGCCACTGCGACCCGCTGAACCAGTGCGAACACATCTGCGTGCCGGTAGCGTCGTGAATCTCGCGGGCGCTGACGTTCAGGGCTGCGCGCGCATCGGCGAAATAGCTGATGAGCGGGCTGAACACTTCCCGGCGCAGCTCTTCCATCTTCGCGCCGTAACCAATTCCGCCGGGCGCGGTGCTGCGCTCGCCGTGATGGTCCGCAAAAATGATGCGTTCTGTAGACGGGAAAAACTGGCGGAGCGCTTCCTTCCGGTTGCGGCCCCATGTCCCTGACGGCTTCGCCCAGGTGATATGGTTCAGCACGTTCAGGTGACGGCGGACCATGATTTCAGTGTCCGACGCAAGCCGGTGGCCGCTGAACATGTACAGGCTGCCGGTCGGCTTCAGGACGCGGCGGAACTCGCAGACCATCGCCTCCAGCCAGGCAAGATAATCAGCGTCGCTGGACCACTGCCGATCCCACTCGTTTTCCTTTACGCGAAAATAGGGCGGGTCGGTACAAATCAGGTCAATGCTGGCGTCGGGTATTGTTTTTATGTATTGCAGAGAATCCGCACAGGCTAAGCGCGCTGCGCCGATTTGAACGGTGTCAGTCATATGCGGGGGTCGTAATGGCCCGGAACGCGGAGGCGTAAAAGCCGTTGCGGCAGGCAAATTTAAGGCGAAAAAAAACCGCCTTTCGGCGGCTTTCTGTGTGCGGGTGTTGCTATCCCAACTTAGAAACAGAGTACCGGAAACAGTGATTTTTTGTCAAGTACACTTTCCAGGACTAAAAAACACACAGTTCTGGCCTCAGTGATAGCACGCGGCAATGTCTGCTATTTTCCGCTGTGAGTCGCACAGCTGCAGCTGTAAGTCGCGGACAGTCCGCGCCAGCAGGCGGCCTTCCGGCGTCTCGTCATTTTTGGCTTTGGTGTAAAGCTGGTAAAGGCGGTCGGTCATGTCGTCGAGTCCATCGCGCGCGCTTGTCAGCTCCGCAAAAACCTCGATATCGCTGATAGTTTTCATGTGTTCCCCTGTCGGTTTTAGTTGCCGGATGGCGTTCCGGCCGGTCAGCATCAGCGGGGCGGCAGTGCCGCCGCCCGCGCGTCTCCTGTTACATGTGTTTGCGGGCCGTCGCGGCCTCTTTCCTGATGATTTTGTCCAGCTGACTGGAAAGGCCGGCCTTGCGGATTTCCAGCCTGACGCGTTCGCGCAGCGCGGCTTTAGTGGCGCTGAACTGGAAGCGCTGACCGAAAAAATTCACGATCACCGCCTTTGCCTGCACCTGCACCCGGACGATGCCGCCGCAGTAAGGAAACTCAATTAACTGGTCCATCTTATCTCCTGTCGTTTTGAAGGATTGCAGCGGGTGGCGTCCCGTTGCGATCGAAAGAATAGCTCTGGCAGTTGTTCACGTAAACATAAATATTTAGCTAAAACTAAACTTTTATCTTTGACTTAACATTGCGCCTGCGATAAACTTCTTTTCGTTCACAAGGAGACGCAATGTATACTGTACTGGCGCACGAACTGGCCGCGAAGGAACTGGCGGAATTACCCGACCGCCTGCGTGGTCAGATGTTCCGGCTGATTGAGCGGCTGGAAACAGAAGGGCGGTTGAAGATGCCGCATAGTAAGGTGATTGGCGGCGGGCTGTTTGAGCTGCGGGTTGGCGGGGCAGACATTGCGCGGACCCTTTACTGTTACGAGAAGGACCAGAAAATCTATCTTCTGCATGCCTTTGTGAAGAAGACACAGACCACGCCAGCACGGGCGATAAATCTGGCGCGGCAGCGCCTGGGGGATTTTGAATGAAACCGGTCGGAATGAAAGAACTGAAAAGCCGCATGCTGAACACGGAGGCGGCGATCGAGGGGTACAACGACGCAGACAGGGAGCTGGCCGTTATGGCCCTCCTGGCTGGTCTGCGTGAGCACGCCAACATCAACAAAGCAGAGCTGGCGCGACGCCTGAACGTCACGCCGTCAACGATCACACAGCTGGAAAATAACCCGGGCGGGGTCAAGCTGAGCACGCTGGAGCGGTACGCGGCAGCGTGCGGAGGAACCATTAATATCAGCGTGTCATACTCAAAAAACGCCGTGTGACCACAGACACACAGCAGGCCGGAACCGATACCAATTTCAGGCAGTAAGTTCTGCGCCTGCTGCACAGTCTTTCATCTCGTCAATATGTTCGATCCACTGATCCAGAAAGCACAGCATTTCCGGGGTCAGGCATACACCTTCGCTTGATTCCATCGCTATTCGCATAATGCTCATACCGTGACGCATCTGGTTCAGCAGCTGGTTAACGCGTTCAGGGGCATGGGGCGATGTTATTGCATTCGTCATTGTTACAATCCGTGATTAACTTTAACCAATCTCGCCCGCCGGAATGGCGGGTTGCGCCTTTTTCGCCTGGTGCGAAATAAGCGCTTCCTAAAAAATGAACATGGGATAAATCTGAATGCGGATACATTATCCGAACTTCCAACATCCGTCTACTGAAACACTAAAATAATTTTTGGTAGTTGACCTTTAATAAATACCGGCTTTGCGATACGTCACACAAGTCTAAAAAAATTGACCGCAGATTAACACCGGGCCTTTTTCGCTTATAAACGACAATTTACAAACGCTGCATTTCACCCAATATCTGGCCTCTTATTTTGTGCTAAATAAAGCCTGAGAGCACAATTAACGCAAAAAAGGAGGCGGCAGCCTCCTTACATAGTTATGACGATATTTCAACACATGTTACAGACCGGGCTATGCGCCCGTCATAACGATGCGGTACAGGTGGGAACGGCTGATGCCGTCGGCGCGCGTGTGGCTTTTCCGCTGCAGTTCGCCGTTCGACACGCCTGCGTCGTAGATGCGACGAAGGGCGCGCGTAGACAGGCCCACATCAAAGCGCAGCACATCGAGCGACACGTACCCGTCGCCACCCTGCGCAATCATCTGATCGCTGCGAACGCGCACCGCCTTCATGGCGTTAGCCTGCTGAATAGCTGACATAATCACAGATCCCCACGGTTCATAAAGCGGGAAAGGCCGTCCATAATCTGCTGGCAGGTTTTCGCGACAATCTGCATATCTGAGGCGTGATTCTGCTCCGCTGCGCCGTCAGTCGCGCCTCCTGCAAACCACAGACCAGACAGGATCACGCCCGATTTTTCCGGGGCTTTTAGCACGAATGATGCCAGCACCTGCGCCTTGCCCCCGTTGGGGTCTGGCTTAATCAGGTCCATTTCTACGGCGCTCACCACGCGGTCGGTCAGAACATCGCTGACGCTGGAATCCAGCAGGGAAAAGCCCTCAAACGTCATGCGTGCACTATTGCTGTCATGCGTATCATTAGCCACTATTTTTCCGTACTCCGGGACGCGCAGGGCTTCATCTGCCGTCAGGCTGCCATGACCGAGAAGGCGGGACAGGCGACGGCTGGCAAAGGTCAGCACGACCGGCTCCGTGTCCAGGCTGCCGAGTACACGCCGCAGGCGCTTTAAGGCTGCCTCACACTTGTTAACGGTACTGCCTGCGCACCATACGCGGCCTGCTGGCGCATCGAACACAATAAAAACGCCTGAATGCTTGATGGCTGCGAACTTTGTGGCTTCACGTTCAGCAATAGCCTGTAACTCTTCCCGCGTTTCCTCGGTCAGTTCCCGGCCTTCTTCTTCCACTTTTTTCAGGCGGTCGCTAAAAATATTGCGCACGGTATTTTTATCGGCTTTCCGCGTCTGCTCGCAGTAATGAAATAAATGACGATTGTCAGACTGAATAAAACGTTCGGATTCCGTTAAAAGTGAAAAGCCGGATGATTTAGTCTGCCCGTCTTTTAATTCAGTAAAAGCATGGCCGTTTAAACGGTCAGTAATATCGTCTGGAATTTTATTTGTCGTGCTGTATGGAAAAATAACTTTAAACGCTTTCATTTTTTTGTGTCCTGAAATTTGAAACGGGATTTATTTACGCTTTGCATTAATGGCGTCGTGTAATTTCTTCGGGATGCGTTTTTTGTTTGCGAGTAATAGTCTTTACTTTTCCGGGGCGGAATAAAGTTGACGCCTTTTAATCGCATCAGGTATTCATCAGTAAAGTTATATTCAGTGTCGGGCGTCATTCCCCGACCGGCAGCGGCGTAAATATCATTCATATTTAAATAGCCCTTTATCGTGTGTCCGTGGTCACACAGGTCGCCGGTTCCGTCGGTAGGGCGGTCGGCGCGTTTTGCTGGTGGTAAAATTTCTCTTCCCATAACTCGGCGATGTACGGATCGCCGGTGCGGTTCATGCCGTTCCATTCCGCGATCACGCTATGTTTGTTGCTGGCCGGGTAAGTACGGATACCGCAGGACGGGCAGAACATCAGATACTCCCCCCGCGCGGCGGAGTAGCGCAGCGAAGGCCGTCCCGGATTGCGCCGCATAAGCCGCTTACACAGGCACACGGCAATCTCGCCGCCGGTGGCGTTCTGCTTTGAACTGTCGCCCCACATATCCGATCACCTCTTTGTCGTAGTCATGGCAGGCGCTGATAAGAAGCGACCAGCGCGGAAGATAGTTGTGCTGCCAGTTATCCGGCTTGATGCCGATTAAACGGCTTAACTCGGCAGCGCTGTACTCCCTGCTGCCGCCATTTATCTGACTGGCCGAAACCTGCACCGCCAGCCATGCGAGCGCCTGAACCTTTTGGCGGGTTTTGGTGCTCATTTTTTTCAGACCGGCCAGCGGTTCCAGCGCCTGAAACCGGCTCCAGACCTCATGGCAGATGACGACCTGATACTCAAAGCGTGTCGAATCCCCGTAGCAGTATTTCGACCAGGCTATCGCTTCCTCCGGCAGCCGGTTAACGGCCTGTCGCCAGATGGATGATTGAAAGCCGCTTTCCAGAATCAGGGGTTTGTTCTGTTTGTACTTTTTTCCTTCGTGATAGCGCACCGGCTCCGCTTCCACCTCGACGGTGCTGCCCTCTGACTCAACACAGCGCAATGGCCGGGCTGTGTAACTGTCTCCGGCTGCGGTATCGCTCATGATGGCGATCTGACCTTTCTGCGTCATAGGCAGGTCGGAAAGGGCGTTGCGTAACTGGCCCCGGACAAACTCATCAAGCATTAGCGCATTTCCTTACAGGCATGTCGGGTGGCGTTCCGGTGCTCTTTGGCCAGCGTGTAGTCTGATTTCAGATACCCGCCGGTCTTCACTTCAATCTCAAACTGACGCGCAAACGGCACGTTATCGCCCCACTGGTAGATGGCCAGTCGGTGAACGTTCAGGGCGCGCGCAGCGGCGGCTTTGGTGCCATAAAAGGCAATAACGTCGGCGGTTTTCATGGGCTGGAATGGTAAGCAGGCTTAACACGTTTGTAAAGTGTATTTGACAGCTGGATCAATATTTCTTCCCGCAGGGCAAATTGCGTATAGCTGGCTTAACGTTGGTAGGTTATTATCGGGCGCATGAACAGAGGACAATGGCTAAAAGCTCGCCGCGAAGAGCTGAAACACGCGAACCCAAATAACGCCAGCGCCTACAGTTTGCGCGGGGTTGCTGAGTCAGTAGGCTGTACGCATGCTGCCCTCGGCCATCTTGAAAAGTCTGACGGTATGCCAACGCTGGATCTGGCTCTTAAACTTGCAAAGTTTTACGGACGTTCGCCGGAATGGGTTTTAACAGGGAAGGATGCCAGTACGGAGCACGGTATCCCGATTGTTGGAACAACGCAGACCGGACCAAGTGACGTGTTTTTAAAAGATGGTGTGCAGAACGCGGCGGACCAGCAATTTGTGGATATGCCGAATAACGTCTCACGCAGGCTGTACGCGGTTCGCATTGCGGATAGCAGGGGCGCGCCAGCATTTCAGGCGGGCGATCTGATTATTGCCGATCCTGATGTGCGTCCAATAACTGGCGAAACGCATTTGGTTAAATTACGCCGGGATGATAACTTTATTGCAATTATGACCCTGATAACGGTCATGGACGACGGTTTTGTGTTCAGTTCGCTTACCGAACTGCACAGCCGTGACGTGTTTCAGCGGACAGAAATAGAGTATTTACACCCCGTCGTCGCAATGGCGAAAGCCTGGACGGTGAAAAAGATCTGACAAATACGCTTTCCGTGTTTGTAAAGTCGGCTTGACGTCGTTATTATTTTGCCGGTAATAACGACGCGCAGGTCAGGCTATAAATTGGCGAATTAGTGAGCGAATCCGAGTTCCGGGCGAAAAAAAACCCGGTTTTGCCGACCGGGTTTTTCCTCTAATTCATTTAGCTGGTCTTAGCAACACAACTAATGACTCCATCGCAGGAACCATTATTGTAGCTAAGACCGGACCCTGTGCGCAAGTTCAATGCGTACTGATTCTGGTTAAAAAATGACAATAACGGATTTTTACCAGGAGTTTTATAACTCCGATCCCTATGAGCTTTTCAGGGCTGCCGATCACGAAGTCGCGCAGATAGCCGAGCAGGCTGGCTTTGACTGGTCAGCGAACGCATCCTCCATCCGTCTGATTGACGGCGATGGCTTGCAGACTAAGTTCCGCACCTACAACCGCCGCTACCCCATCACCAACGAACCACGGCTGAAAGGCCATGCCGATATTTATTCCAACATCCGCAGCAGCGGGCGTATCCGTTACCCGTTCATTAACTTTGTGGTTAAGCAGAAAGGCGCGGGTGAGTGGAACGGCTATGACTTCCTGAAACGTGAATACGACGAACACATGCGCCGCTGTGCGACAGTGGTCACACAGACCCCTGCAGAAATCCGCCGCCGTGAAGAACGTCGCCAGCAGCAGGAAGCGCGCCGCCTTGAGCGCGAAAAGATCGCTGCAGTAGAGGCTAAGCGACGGGAACAGGAAGCGGCAGAAGCCCGCGAAGAATGGAACCGCATCAAAGACGCTTTTGACGCCGCACCGCGTGAAGACGGATCACATCCTTACGCTATCGAAAAGCGCATCGCGCCGGTATTCGCACATTGTGACGTGCGCCGCGTGACAATGTGTGTCCGTGGTCACACAGGACGTAAAGCCGAGTTTATGGCGATCCCGCTGCGCCACCTGAACGGTGCGCAGGCTGGTCAGCTGGCAGGCTGGCAGCGCATTTTCATGAACGGTAAGAAGCGCCAGACCGCAGCGATTGAAGAAGTCAGCTACGTCGGCGCGGCCTTTGTCATTGGCTCACTTGAGAACGCGCAGCGCGTGGCCGTGGCGGAAGGGTTTGCGACCGCAGCGTCTGTATTCCTGGCTGAGCCTGGCCGGTTCGATGCGGTTGTCGTCGCCGTTTCAGCCGGTAACATGATCCACGTTGTGCGCCAGCTGATTGATCTCGAGTGCGGGTTCGATATCACCTGCGCACTGGATAATGACCGCAGCAAACCCAAAAAAGGGAATACCGGGCTTATGGCCGGGCTTGAGATTCTGGAAGCCTTCCCGGATGCGGGTATTAAATGTATTTTCCCGACCTTTTATGACGAAAAAGGGAACGATTTCAACGATCTGTTTGTTCTGAATGGTCGCACTGAAACTGTCAGCCAGATGAAAGCACAGGCCAACCGCCTGACCCGTCCGGCTAACCTCTACGACGCGGCATTACAGAAACTGCGCTTCATGAGTCAGGAAAATTCAGACCAGTTTGAAAAGCAGGTTTTTCAGTGCGTTGATGTGGCTATGCTGTCCTGCCCGGGCGAACTGAGTCGAGACGAAGTGAAAGCGATGATCGCTGACCGGCTAAAAGAAATGCAGGCAGATGAAGCGTTAACCATCAGCGCACATAACCGCATTGAATGGAAATACCGCCTGAAGAAAAAGGCCGCAATGGAAGCACGCGGTTTTACTGACGCTATCACTGATCCGCGATTCCGCCCGGCACACGTTGATTATCGCAGGCTGAAAACCTCAAAAATCACCCCGCAGGTTCTGGACCTTGTAATGCGCCTGTCCAAAACAGGACCGGTGATCGTGCGTGCCGGTATGGGGTCGGGTAAAACCCGTCACCTGATGCGCCCGATTATGCAGCAGGCACACCGGGGCGTTGCGCTGGCAAACCGCGTCAGTCTGATGCTGTCCATGAACAGCGTGATGCAGCTGGACGACGAAGGCAACCAGCGCGACTCGGCGGTGTTCTACTACAAAGACGATATGGGCGGCATTTCTCCCGAGCTGATTAACAAGCTGACGATCTGCATTAACTCCATCATCAAGCCTAAATGGCAGCCCCTGATGAATAACCACGATTTCATCGGGCTGGATGAAGCCACGCAGGGTCTGCGCGGTATCCTCATCGGCAAGGCGATGGAAAACCCGGTCAGCGTGTTCAATCATCTGATCGACGCGTTTGCCCGTACCACGGATTGCGCGCTGCTGGTTGATGCTGACGCCAATGATTCACTTGTGACGTTCTGCGAGCTGGCGATGCAGAAGCGCCAGCGTACCGGCCTGCCGCAGTGGGAAAAAATTCATGTTATCGAGCTGCCGGTCGATGTGACCTGCGACCCGGAAGACGGCAGCGAAGAACGCCAGCCGCTGCGCGTGCTGTACACCGACCGCGACCGTGTTTACTTCGAAATCATGGCGGCAGCCAGACGCGAAGAAAAGATCCTGATTGCTACAGATTCAAAGGCATTCGGCCAGCAGGTTTACGACCAGCTGATCACCGACTTCCCGGAAAAACGCTGGCTGTACGTCAGCCAGGACACAAAAATGCAGGATGACGTTAAGGCGTTCATGAGTGACCCGAACGGCTGCGTTCGCGGTTATGACGGCCTGATTTACAGCCCCGCGATTTCCTCCGGCGTGTCGCTGGATGAGCACCGTCACTTTACCCGTCATTTCGGCATGTTCTGCGGCCAGATCGTGCCGTCCGATGCTATCCAGATGCTGCGCCGCGACCGTAAGGCCCGCGAATTTCTGATCGGGCTGGCACAGCTGCCGGGCCGTAAGGAAACCAGCGAAGACGCCCGCCGCAATGGCTTTGCCGGTGCCGTCAGCTATACCGACTTTTTCCTGAATCATGTTACTGATATCCGCCTGGACCCGGAAGCGCGCCGCGCCTCGTTTGGTCTGGCTGATACTGATTTTACTGATATGCAGTTCCGCCTGGCAGCGCAGGAAGCCACAGCCCGCAACGACTTCAAAAATAACCTGATCCTGATTCTGGAGGCCGACGGCTATTCCGTGAAGCAGCTGGCCCCGAGCGACCCGCGCAGCGAAGCCGGGAAGCAGATGCGCAAGGAGTCACGCGAGCGGGTATGGGAGCAGACCGTTCTGGTCCACATGGAAGCCGTAACGCCATCTGATGAAGAGCGCGAACAGCTGATGGACGCGGAATATCTCGACGTGGTGCAGCAGGCACAGCTGGCCCGCTGGGAAATCGAAAACGAACTGATGCTGGACGTAACGCCGGAAACGCTGGCGTTTTACATGGACGGTGGCCGGAAAAAATTAAGCCTGCTTGAGCTGATGAACATGGACGACGCCACCGCAGCGGCCATTGATGACCATCAGGCGATGATCTGTTTCTCTTACAGTTTCCGTAAAGCCATGCGCACCAACTTCGTGTCCATTACTGCACACACACGCGAAGAGGCTGACGCCAAATTCCGCAAGCTGCAGCCGGGTGTTGCGTCGTTCACTGTACGACATCAGCCGCTGGTCGAGGTGCCGAACCGCACCTTTGCAGCCCTGCACAGTAAAGCGCTGCGCCTGTACTTTGAGAAATGCGGCATCGATACCAAAACCGGCAACGGACAGGCCACGAAAGAGGCGCAGAAAGAAGCCCTGACCGCCGTTGTCGAACTGGCTGGCGTGGACGCGTTTAACAACGTTCTGCGCTTTGGTGGCTACCTCGGGCGCAATGGCGCGAAGAAACGCCCTGACGTCGTGTTTAAGGACATTTGCGGCGCACTAGGTTTCACGGTTGAGAATGACCGCATAGGGGCGCGTGGGGCGCGCGTGATGCGTCTGGATGCGGATTCGGTGGCATTCATGAACAGTCTGAACACCCTGCGCGCAGAGGCCGGGAAATCGTTCTTTAACGCGAAGGCGGAACCGGTGGAAATGGGCGGAAGTGATGATCCAGATCTTTTCTTAGGTCTTATAGATAACGAAAGATCTGGATCACACGATTGCGACATCACCGCGTCCAGCAATGGCGCTTCGCAGAACGCCGCAGAGGCCGCCGTAGCGCTGGCCGTTGCCGACACGCCGGTACCGCTTCGGTGGGTTATCAGCGTGCTTACCAGCGACGAACTGAAGCAGCTGGCGGCCATGCCGGTGCAGCTGGCGCGCGCAACGCTCGCGGGAATGTATCTGGCTGACCATATCGGCGCGCTTAACCCAGGCGAACACGCTGCCCTGAAACGCCTGCAAGCAAGCTGACACAGGGGCAAAACAGGCGCGAAGGTGTGATCCAGATGTTTTGGTAGGTCTTATAGGTAAGGAAAGATCTGGATCACTGGCAAACGGCGAGGAATAGGCATGGGTATCGACTCAAACGGCGCGCGGCGGTGGCTTTGTCACCCGGTTCGCTGGTGAATGCGGGCGCAGAATGTGCCAATGGCCATCATTGCGCAGGCTTCAACGGCATTCACTGTAATCAGTAGATGTGACAAATATTTATAGCGGTTATAAAGATATTTTCGGGGCTATTGAGAACAGCCTTTACAGAAAATAAACGCAGCGGCATTAACGCCATGATATTTTTTTCACCGGCCTTTTCAATCTCATGACGCGAAGTTCCCGCCTTCGCGCTTCCCTTATTTTCACCCTTAATTATACTGTATAAAAATACAGTAAAAATGGAGGGCAAAAATTATGGGTTTTCCGTCTCCCGCTCAGGACTACATCGAATCACGCATTTCGCTTGATGGCCTTTGTAATACTCGCGCGCCGTCAGTCTATCTATTTAAGGCTGATGCAGATTCGTCACAGGATGGAATTAAAAAGGGTGCTTTGCTGGTCGTTAACAGCGACAGTAAACCGCATGATGGCAGCATTATCGCCGCGACGATTGGCGGCACTTTCAAGCTGGTGAGGTACCGAACCGTCCCACAAATTCATTTGCAGGAACTGAATCACCCTGAAAGGCGTCTGGCACTGACAGACGATGAAGTCAGCGGCGAAGAGGGGATCTGTTTTGGGGTGATAACGCACGTTCTGAACGACGTGCGCGTATTGGATAACTGAAAGGCTGGCCGTGCGGCCAGCTTTACGACTACTCAAGCCCGGTGATTTTTGAGCAAATTTTTGCGAATTTCGACGTGGTGTTAAAACCAACCCGGCCCCGGAAAAGCCATTGAAAAGGGATAGTTATCAGCCATAACGGCACAAACCACAGCCTGTTAAGGCGCTGCCAGAATGTTGCATCGCGTGACGATTGAAACTCCAAATTATCAACAACCTGATAGGCGTACTCATCTGGCATAGCTGCGTTGTCATAGTAGGCTTTTGCATCGCCTTCACACAAAAAACGCGATATCTCCTTCCAGTTTTCAAAACCTTGTTTCTTGAGCCTGTTTTCGAGTTCATACCGATAAAGAACCGGCACCCAGCCTTTGCGATAAATCATCAGTGATACGCCTCCCACGCCTTCATCATTGCATCCTTGATATTGTCAGCGCTGCCGGTCCACGCATAGCGCTGGCCGCCAAACTCATAACGGATCACCCATTCGCCGCGATCGTTGCGTTTCGGGGCGTCAAAGCGGGGGCGCTCTTCGGTCGGTGGTTCAGATACAACAGGTTCATCAGTGCTTTCCTCCACCAGCTCGATCTCGTCGTCTTCGTGTGCGTCGTCGGCCTCTTCTTCTTCTGCCTCATCCTCTGCCAGCTCTTCGCCGTGCTCGTCATTATCCAGCACGATGGCTTTGACGTTTTCAGCCAGCTGCAGGCGCCCGTTCTCCCCGATAGTCTGCCCCAGCGCATCAGCTGCAACGTCTAAGTAACGCTGAATCAGGCGGGTATTGAAGCCCAGCGCCCGCAGGCGGGTACTGTTAATAATCGCCCCGGGTTCCGCTTCAATGATGCGTTTTACTTCATCATGCAACTTAATGGCCGCGTCGCCGCGTGCAAAACCGGGCATCATGTCGTCCAGTTCCTGAAGCCCCGCCAGTCGGCTGTTTTGCTCGCCGGTTTCATATTTCCAGCTGCGCGAAAAATTATGCAGTTTGAACTGCTTATAGTGCAGCTGCGTCCCTTCGTCATCGTGGCCGAGGATTTCCGAAAAGAACACGTCCTCATCGACTTTAGCCCAGCGGGGGTCAACGCGGAACCATGACTCATAGGCGATACGGGCATAGATAGCGCGGCTATCCTTGAAAACCCGCCGGTCGTCGCGGAAGAAAGTTTTTACCCAGGCGTTAAAAGCATTGCCGAGCAGGGTGGAAATCCTGCCGTTCTCTGATCGCGTGTCGTCTTCCCCGTAGCCTTTAACAACCTCGTCAAAATCGGCGGCGGCCGCACTACCGCGCAGGATGTTCAGGCGGTCAACAAACAGGGCGCTATCGCAAAGCGTGTAGATAGTTCGGGGCGTGCCGTCCTCTTCACTGCGCTTTTTAGCCTGCCCGACAAAATCGACCGTGTACCGGCCTGTAGGGGTGAACTCACCTAATCGCATAATCTCAATCATGCGGCGGCCAGATACCGCAGCAAGCGCAAAAGCAAGCGGTGCCATGCTGGTTCGCGTGTTAAAGCTGTACTGACTGGTCGGTGTGTGCAGGATGTCTAACACGGCCTGCATATAGGCCGGATAATCTATCAGGACGGTACTGCGTTTTTTCTCGTCGAGAACGTCGCCCCATCGTTTTTGTATCGATACGCGTTCGGCCTGGCTTAACGTCAGCGCATACATAACTTCATGGTTAATCCGCAGGCCCATCAGGTCATCGAGCAGGCGCTCGCCCTCCTGGAAATACTTGTAAAGCCGCTCGCGGGCTTCTCGCCAGTCTGGTGCGTTCAGGTCAAACAGGGCAAGTTTCCAGCCCGGGTACTTTGAACCGAGCGCGATCACTTTTTTCTCTGCTGCCTTCGTGCCTATCCGCACGTCGCCTAATGCTTCGGACAGCGGCATGATTTCTTTCAGGCGCTCTTTCAGGGCCGCAGCACGCACGCGGATTTCCTTCACCGGCAGGTTTAACCAGGAATTAAGCTCGTCGGCGTAAAGGGGATATTTCGCGGCCATATCGGTCACGTTTTTCTCAAAAGCATGATGTAACCGGTCATCAAATTTTGAACGCGCCCGGCTCATGTAGGTGTTGTACGTGTTGGCTGTTACGCGCTTTGCCAGACCCTTTCCGCGATATTTCCGCTTGTCCGCGAACAGAGCATTTTTAAACCTACTGGCGGCGGCCTTGTGCTTTTTGGTTTTGATTCCCTGCGGAATGTCCGAGGCGTCGATCTCATCAACCTCCGCTATCAGACGGTTCACCATCT